GGGCGACGCCATCACGCCGGAACGTCAGGTGGTGCTGAACAAACCCGAGCTGGACGAGTTCGGGCAGCCGTACCTGTCCAACGACCTGCATCGGATCCGCCTCAAGGTGGCGCTGGAGGACGTGCCAAGCACCAACAGCTACCGCGGCCAGCAGCTCAACGCCATGTCCGAGGCGATCAAGTCGCTGCCGCCGCAGTACCAGGCCGCAGCGATGCCGTTCCTTGCCAGCCTCATGGACGTGCCGTTCAAGCGCGAGCTGGTGGAGGCGCTGCGCGCGGCCGGCGCCCAGGACGCGCCCGAAGCGATCGAGAAGCGTGTGCGCGGCGAAGTCGCCAACGAGCTGAAGTCGCGCGAGCTGGACATGAAGGCGGCCAAGAACGAGGCCGAGGTCAAGCAGATCCTGGCGCAGGCGGTGCAGACTGGCGTGCAGTCGGCGTTCTCGGCGATGCAGGGCGCCGCCCAGGTGGCCGCGCAGCCGGCCATCGCGCCGGTGGCCGACCTGCTGATGCAGGCCGCCGGCTACCAGCGGCCGAATCCGCTAGGCGTGGACCCGAACCTCGTGGACCCAGGCACGCTGTCCACGCTGGCCGCTGTCGCGCCGCCGACGCCGGAAGCCCAGCCAGGACAGGGTGCGCCAAGCGCGCCGCCGCAGAACACCAGCCCGGTGTTCCCTCCCATTCCGAGCGACGGCGCCTCGCCGATGCAGGGCATCGAAACACCGCGCACCAGCGACAACATGCCAGCGCCCAGCGACTCCCGCCCACAAGTCGCCTGATCCGCCGCCCCTAGATTCGCGCCCAAGCCGGGCAACCGGCGACGCGCGGGGCGGCGGAACGCTGCTCCGCACCGCTTGGACCCTTGCGGCCACGGCGATATGTGGCGGGAACGGCAATGACGATCAACCAGCAGCAACACGAGTTCATCAATGCGCACGCAGGTGCGCTGACACCCGAACTTGCCGCCCAGCTCTTGGAGATGGACGGCGATCAACAGGGCGATACCGGCAGCACGCCGGATCAAGGCGGCGCGCCCGGCGTCGCGGGTGAACAGCAACCGGCAGCGCCGGCCACCACGGACGAACCGGCCAAGCCCGCCGCTGCGGCTCCAGATGCCGCCGCGGCACCGGCCGAACCGGACCCGAGCAACACGGTCATCCTGGCCAAGGATGGCAAGCACACCATCAGCTACGACAAGCTGGTGGAGGCGCGCGAAGACGCGAAGACCTGGCGCGAGAAGGCCGAAGCCGCACAGCAGCAACTCGCTGCCTTGCAGGCCCAAGCCCAGCAGCGCGTGGACGCCGGTCAGGCGCCCACTCAGACCGACACCAACGTTGCAGCGGCCACGGCCGCCATCGACCAAGGCGTCGATCCGGCGATCTTCGGCGACTTCTCCGACGAGGCGATCGCCAAGGGCGTCGCCACGCTGGTCAACCGCGCCTCGCAAGCCATCCTCACCCAGGTGGACGCCAAGATCGCGCCGCTGCAGCAGCAGCGTGCGGCCGAGGTCACCACGTCGCACTTCGATCAGATCATCGCCAAGCACCCCGACCTCGACTCCGTCGTCGAGTCCAAGGAGCTGCAGGACTGGTTGAAGGCGCAACCGTCGTTCGCGCGCGACGCCTACGTCAACGTGCTCCAGAAGGGCACGGCGACGCAGGTGATCGAGCTGCTCGACCTGTTCAAGCAGGCCAGTCCGACGACTCGTGCACCGGCACCGACGCCCGCACCGGGCAACGTGTCGGCCGCTGCTGCTGCGGCCATCGCCAAGGCGCAGGAGCGCGTCCCCACCAGCTTGTCTGACCTTCCGGGCGGACGGGCCGGCGGCGCGGCATCTCGCGAAGAAGCATGGGCGCAGATGGATGGTGCAGCCCTGATCGATGCGATGGCAGACGCCTCGCCCGAGCAGATCGAACGATTCCTGAACCGGCGGGCGTAACCACAACGCACGCGCGCCGGGCAACCCACGGAGATCCACATGCCTGGACCGACAAAGACCGCCGCCGCATACGGCGATCAGACCAACATGGTGCAACAGGCCGCCGGCCTGTTCGCCACCCACATGGCGCGCAACAGCACGATGGCTCGCATGACGGGCAAGATGCCCAAAGGCGAGGACGGCGCCGTCTCGACGCTGCGCAAGCAGACCACGCAGCACATGCCGATCGTCACCTGCCAGGACTTGGGCAAGGGCGACGGCGACGAGGTCACGTTCCACCTTCTGAACCCCGTCAACGCCAAGCCCATCATGGGCAGCCGCTACGCCGAGGGCAAGGGCGTGGGCATGAAGCTGTCCGAGGACAAGCTGCGCGTCAACCAAGCCCGCTTCCCGGTGAGCCTGGGCGACGTGATGACCGACATTCGCTCGCCGGCCGATTTCCGCCGCTTGGGCCGCCCAGTCGCGCAGAACCTGATGGACCGCTACGTCGATCAGTCGCTGCTGGTGCACATGGCCGGCGCGCGCGGCTTTCATGACAACGTCGAGTGGGTGGTGCCGACCGCAGCCGATCCCGACTTCAACGAGATCATGGTCAACACGGTGTTGGCGCCGTCGAAGAACCGTCACTTCCTGGCCGACGCAACCGACGGCGTCAAGGCGTTCGGCCTGAGCGGCGCCGACGTGGACTTGGGCACGACCGACCTGTTCGGCATCAGCACGGTCGATGCAATGCGCACGGTGATGGATCAGATGGTCCTGCCCCCGCCGCCGGTGAAGATCGAAGGCGACGAGATGGCCGAGGACTCGCCGCTGCGCATCTGGCTGATGAGCCCGGCGCAGTACAACCTGTTCGCGGCCAACTCCAACTTCCGCAACTACCAGGCGTCGGCCTTCGCCCGCGCCTCGAACGCGAAGGGGCATCCCCTGTTCCGCGGTGACGTGGCGATCTGGAACAGTTTTCTGTTCATGAAGATGCCGCGGCCGATCCGTTTCTATGCGGGCAACACGATGAAGTACTGCGCCAGCACGACCAGCGCGGCGGAATCTGACGCCACCGTTGCGGCGGGCCTCGGCACGGGCTTCTGCATCGACCGCTCGATCATCCTCGGCGGTCAGGCAGTGGCGCACGCGATGGCCGCGTCCAAGAAGTCGGGCATCCCGTTTTTCTGGAGCGAAAAGGAGCTGGACCACGGCGACAAGGTCGAGCTGCTGATCGGCGCCATTCGTGGCTGCTCCAAGATCCGCTTTGAGGTCGATACCGGCAGCGACAAGGAGATCACCGACTACGGCGTGACCGTCGTCGATTCGGTCGTGCCGCGCGTCGTCGGCCAGTAACCCCACCATCAAGGAGAGCCACACATGGCTAACTATCGCAAGAACATGGCACGCCGCTCGGGCACACATGGGCAGAACCCGTACGGCACCCTCGTGGCCTACGCGTTCTCGTTGGTGTCGAATGCCTCTGGCGTGCCACAGGACAGCAACGCGACCGCAGCGCTCGGCACCGGCGACACGATCAAGCTGGGCATCATCCCGGCGGGCACCAAGCTGATCGACAGCATCCACCAGGTCAGCGACGCGTTCACGGCGAGCGCAACCTGCAAGCTGGGCTTCGCCTACGTCGATGGCGTGGACGATGCCGCGGTGCCGCAGGACGATGACTACTTCGTGGCCGCGCTCGATCTGAACGCGGCGGCGATCACCCGCAAGGCCAACGTTGCCACGTTGCCCGTGACGCTGCCCAAGGACGCGTTTCTGGTGCTCGACCTGGACGGCGCCGCGCTGGCGGCTGCCGGCCGCCTGGACGTGACCGTGATCGGCGAGATGGTCGGCGCGCCGTGACGCGCTGACTGACTGAGAGGTAGGGGGCGGGTCCGCGCGGCCCGCCCTTGTTCCGCCAACCCGAACAACCTTGGAGTCGCCCACGATGAGTGCCAAGCAACCCGACATCGCCGTCAAGTACATCTTCCGCCGCCTGCGATGGGTGGACACCATCTACGGCACCGGACTGGAGTTCACGATCGATCAGGTGCGCAAGCTGCCCGCCGATCTGGCACTCAAGTTCCTGCGCCACACCGACACGTTCGTGCGCGCCGATGCGCCGCCGCCCGACCAACAGCAGGAACGTCAGCAAGAACTGACCGATAAGCAGCGCCGCGAGCTGGAGGCAGCCAAGGAGCAGCAGAAACTGCTGGAGGCAAAGAAGAAGCAGCAGGAGGATGAGGCCGCATACGAGCAGGCCCGCCACGACCTGATGCAGCAGTTCGAGGCAATGACCAAGGACGCGCTCATTGCGTTCGCCAGAGAGAAGTACGACGTGACGCTGGACAAGAGCATGAACAAGGAAGCCCTGAAGGCCGAGGCCCGATCGCTGGTTGACCGCTTCGGCGTCCCGGCGTGAACCGCGGCGAGCTGATCGCGGCGTTTCGGGCGCGGGTGTTCGACACCGCAGCGCCCTACCTGTGGTCGGACGCCGAGGCGATCGAGTACCTGGAGGACGCGATCATCGAGGCGTGCGAGCGCGCCGACCTGATTCGCGACGACACTACTGTGCAGATTTGTCAGATCACGGTCACCGCGGGCACGGCCAAGTACCCGCTTGACGTGCGCATCACGCAGGTGCTGCGCGCGAAGCTCGACGGCGAGGCGCCCAAGCGCCCGCTGACGCTGGCGACGACCGAAGGCATGGACCGTGACTGGCCGGGCTGGGACGAGCGCGAGGACGGCGAGCCAGAGTACCTGGTGATCGACCCGCAGGGCACTGGCTGGAACAGCCGCCTGGTGCCCGGCCCAAGCGAGGGCGGCACGCTGCTCTTGCAGGTGTACCGGCTGCCGCTGGATGTGCTGGCAGACAACGCCGCCGTGCCCGAGATCCTGCCGCGCCTGCACATTCGGCTGCTCGACTGGATGTGCTTTCGCGCCTACTCGAAGCAGGACGCCGAGACGCGCGACGACGACAAGGCTGCAGCGCACGCCGCAGCTTTCACGGCCAGCTTCGGCCCCAAGCGCGACGCCCGGTACAACCGGCATCAGCACGACATGCAGTTCCCCGTCGTGCGCCCATCGCCCCTGTAGGGCACCCCGCCGCCCACAAGTCGATGGCTGGGCCGACGGCACAGTAGCCGCCGCCGCTTCAACCACCGACTCCGAAAGGGACTTCTCATCATGGCAAACGCGCTCTACGGCCTGGGCAAGCAAAAGATGCTCTCCGGCAGCATCAACTTCTCGGCCGACACGATCAAGGCTGCGCTGGTCACCACGTCGTACACGCCCAACCTGGCGACCGATGAGTTCTATTCCACGATCAGCGCCAACGTCGTCGGC